TCTCCATCTGCACCACCAGCAGGTGTTATATTAGTTGTAATTGTAAATTTTCTTAAAAGCTTATCTGATGTAATTGCGTTGTTACTTATTTTTGCAGTTGTTATTGCAAGATCACTAACTTTTGCTGTGGTGATTTGGTTGTCAGAAATTTTAGCAGTTACTATTTGATTGTCAGAAATTTTTGCAGTTGTTATTGCATTATCAGATATTGATGCAGTATTTATTACACCACCCAAAGTATCTAATGCTATTTCATTCATATTAGTACCATCTGTAAAAGCTAAATGAACTTTACCAGCATCAGTTTGAAATCCTGTGCCCGAAGCAGTTTTAAATGTTAAAGTGCTTGAACCATGTGTGGTATTATCTTGCACGATATACATTTTCTCAATACTATTTGGAATAGTCACATTTGTATTATCTGTTAAACTACCACCAAATCCTAATACCATGTTTCTAGCTTGTGATATTGATCCATCTGACATTGCCAAAGCTATCGTTGCAGATGTTACACTAATACTTTCATATCCTGCTATTGCTTGTTCTGCTAATTGTAAGTTGGTGTTAGTTTTAGTACCCCAGATACCAGCGTTTTCTCCGGTAGCCATTAGTTCTAATTTTAAGTCTGTAGAAAATGTAGATGCCATAAATTATATTATATTTTGATTATGCAGCAATATCAACCTCAACCCATACATTAGATACTGTTGTATCTACTTCTGACCACGCTATAGATCCTACAGTACCTACGTTTAATGTCATATTTTGTCCCGTTACATCAACAGGTGTATTTAATTCTACAGTAACACTATTTAAAGCCATAGTCGTATTTAATCCTGTTGGCTGTACTGTTACGTCAATAATTGCCTCTTCCTCACCTAAAGTAGTAGTTATGGCTTGACCAGATAATTCGACAGAGCCATCAATAGCAAATGAAACAGAGCCTGTGCTCATGTTCATATTATTTGTTGTAACATCAGCAACTATTACAGCGTCCACAGTGCCTGTAGACACATTCATATTTACTCCTGTTAAAGATACAATTGGTGAGCTTGTAATTGATAGTGTACCCGTTGATACAGATATAGCTTCACCTTGAACTACTTCAGTGACTACATCAGCCCTAATACTAAATGGACCGATTGAAGTGGTCATACCTAGACCAGTTACTTCAATATCAGGGTCTACTTGTATTTGTCCGGTGTTCGCTGTCGCTTGAACACCAGTAAGTTGTGCTGATCCAGAATTAGTTTGAGTAATATTACCTGCGTTAGCATTAATTTGTTGACCCGTAACTTGAACGAAAGTTGTCGGTGTCCCTAATGCTGCTATCGCATCCTGTGCTATTGCTACAATTCCTAGTCCCATAATAAAATAAGTGCAGGGGGTGGTGATTGGTGGTAAACCCCCCACACGAGTGGATTATATCATCTCTTAAACCAAGAAGGAAGACCAAGATGTGGTCTTTTATCAAACATATTGTCTTTAGCTCCAGGTGTTTTACGATTATTGTAATGTAAAAATACTTGAATGCATTCTTTACCTTTAAATTTTTCTCTCCAATGCTCTAATTCACAACCAGAATAAACTAACATATCTCCTTGTTTTAAATCTACCTTAACACCTTTTTTACCAACTTCTCCTGATGGCTCTAAATAAATTGGCCAATCATCTCCACCTAAATTCATAGTAGTGGATATCTCACAACTAAATCTATCTTTATGTCTTTTTAATTCATCACCCTTTTTATAAATTCTTGCATAAGTATAAGCTGGATATAATTTTAATCCCGTTGCTTTCTCCATAGCTGGTTGACATTTAAGTAATAAAGTTTCCATAGCAGTGTTGGCATATTGAGAATATGTATTTGGTATTTGTCCAACTACAGGATCTTCATAATATCCAAGTATATTTTCATAAGGGGAAAAATATTTAGCAGCTCTACAAGTGTCATAAACTTGTTTTTGCATTAAAAAATAATTTGCAATAAAAGAAGCTAAATCTTTTGATATCGCTTGACGAATAATTGTATATTTTTTTTTCTTAAACATCTTTTGCCATTTCTTTGGGTATTGCTTGTATATTCCAATGTATAAATCTAAATGGTTCAATACCAAAATCTACTGAAAATTCATGTTCTAAATAACCTGGAAATATAATTAATGTCCCTGGTTTTGGACGTAGATGAAATTGCTCATGACCGCTCCACACACCTTTTAATTTTGGTTTCATTTTTAATTTTGTACACCTTGCGCCAGTCTTTGGTTCGTGAAAAATAGGATAAGAAGTTTTGTCGCTACACTTTAAAAAATAAAAACCTGATACGTGTTGGTTCCAATGTATATGTGCTGAATGATGCCCACCCCCTTTTTTAGCAAATTCTTGAACCCATAATTCAGAAAACATGGTTGTGTATTGTGACATATCATAACCCTGGTGATCTAAATATTCCCAAGATTTTTGACCAACATAATTTCTAAAATCTAAAAAATCATTATCAATTGTTAGAGGGGTTGAATGGTAGGATCTTCCAAAATCACCCAATTTTTTTATATGGTCTTTTTCTCTTTTACGAGCATCAGCGATATATTTGTTACTTGCTTTATTTAATGATTTAAGAAATTCAAGTTTTTCTTCGCTCCAAATTACAGTTGGAAAATATGCATTAATAAACATTATCTAAAAGGCCTTCCTAAATGCCATACTACCAGGCTATATCTTGTGCCTGAAGTTACTGGTTTTACTCTATGCCACACAAAACTAGGAAATACAATAATAGACCCTTTTGGTAATATCTCTTTACATTGTATTCTATGTTTTGACTCATCTCGCATATGTGGGTCATAGTTTCTAAAATCAAATTCTAATTCTCCACCACTATATTCTGAGCCATCTGTTAGTTGACAAGTCATCGATAATTTTCTAATTTTACCATTACTAGGTCCCTCCTTTTCGTAGGGTCTGTCCCAGCTATCACAATGCCAATCATAATATTGATTTAATTTATATTTTGTAAATTGACACTCTTCAGAATAATCCCAATCAAAATTCCAACCAGCCATTTTATTTGCTCTATGTACATAAGGATGTAATTCTTTATATATCCAAGTATCATTTAACCAAACCAAATCTGAATTTCTTTTTCTTTTTAAATCTAATACTTCCTCTTTTTTTAATTCTCTATCACCATAACCACCTGTCCTAGCCATAACTTCTTTTTGTGTATTTGCATAACTTATGACTTCATCACAAAACCTTGGTGTTAATGCAGCTCTAAAATACCAATAATAATTAGATATATTCATATGTTATTGTTTGTACAAAATTTAAACTATTTTTCTGATTATTTGTTAAATAATACATATTAGTAGATGGAAACATAATAAACTTATTATTTTTAAGTTCTATATCCCAAGATCTACCTTTACGTCTATTATCTTCGTAGTGTATTCGAACCATACAATCTTTTACTTTTACACCATATAATAATGTAAAGTCCGCTGAGTTACGTAAATCAATTGGATCTATATTTAATAATGGTATTGTTATTTCTTCAGGTTTATAAACATTACCCCATGTTTTTTTGTTAATTAAATTAAGCTTATATTCAAGACCAATGTGCTCTCGCAGGTAAGTATTTAATATATCCCAAGTTCGTGAGAATAAAAAAGGTGAATTTTTTATTTGTGATGTTAAAATATCTTTTTGTAATTGATCTCGGTCAATATCCCAATCTTTGGGCATTATCACATTACCATAATATAATGCTATTTCAGATAATACGTTCTTTTGCATACCACCACTTATGCCATAAGTTTTTATTCTATTCCATGAAAATTATTTAAATCCCAAGACTGCTCAGATTCATTCCAAACATATTCCCAAGTATGAGTATTAGCTTCATTTTGTGAAGTTTGCTCATCAGTAAGTGCGGGAGCATCACCAATCGGTGATTTCCAACTCGCAGTTGCAATATCTTTTACCCAAGATGGATATGGTTGTTGAGGCCAAAAGATATTATTATCTTCATCCCAGATATAACCTATACCTGCGTAGTTACCTCTAAAAGCTTTTGAGTCATCACCTGAATTATGTTTATTTCCTGATGTATTATAAGACGTTTGAATCCACATTTGCGAAGGCCAATTGTTATGTCTTTCTAACCACTGTTGACCTACTGCTTCATCCTCAAGACCATCAGCATTTTTCATTTTATCGTTATCCATAGTCAATACTTGAATAACTTTTCCATTAATTCCTAGTTTTGCAAAATGTGCCATAATTATCTCCTATTATATATTAATCTTAATTACCATTCAACCTACTGAAATTTATATCTTATTATCACAATACCTGATCCACCATTTGCACCTCCACCAACACTCGGAGTTCCTGGTGTAAAAGGACCTGTTCCGCCTCCTCCACCACCACCAGTGTTTGTTGTACCAGCAGTTGCTGAAGCACACGCACTGTAAGGCATACCTGCTCCACCTCCACCAGCACCACCAGTACCACCTGTTTGTGATGAAACTCCACTTGAAGTACTTGTTGAACCTCCACCACCTCCACCAGCTCTAGCTGTTGGTGTTGCATTAATTGAACTTGTTGCACCAGCACCTCCAGGACCTGCAATACCAGCTTGACCACCACCTGCACCTGAAGGAGGACTTGCAGCAGTTCCTGCAGCTGTTGCGCCTCCACCACCAGCACCAGCTCTAAAATTAACTGGTGGATTTGAAAAGAAACCTCCGTCATTTCCTTGAGGAGGAGTAGTTGGTGGTGTATTACCAGCAGCAGCAGAGGCTACTGCACAAGTGCCTTTACCACCTTCTCCTCCGCCAGAACCACCAGCAGCACCGTTTTGAGTACAAGCACCAGAGGATCTATTTCCTCCACCGCCTCCTCCTGCAGATGTAATTGTACTAAAAATTGAACTAGATCCACTTCCTCCAGAACCCGGTTGTGTAGGAGAGGGTGCAGAAACTGGACCAGTTCCACCAGCACCTACCGTAATTGGAAAAGCTGTGGTTGTAACCGTAACTCTATTTGCTGAAGTCGGGTAACCATCTAAAGGACTAGCTGTATAAGGTGTTATAGGTGTTTTAACTTCTCTATAACCCCCGGCTCCACCGCCACCACCTCCGTGTGAACTTGATTTTGAACCAGCTCCACCACTACCGCCTCCGGCTACTACCATGTAAGAAACTTCATTTTCTGCTGCTGTTTTTGATACAGCACAAACTGTAAAAGTCCCTGGACTTGTAAATGTATGAATTTTGCAATTACCACTTGTTGTTTCTGTCCCACCTGTGGCTATTAAAAAGTCAGAGCCAATATCAGAAAAATTATTATCTTGAACTGATCTCCAACCAACTGTTGAATCAATATAAACTAAAGTTACTCCCTCACCCTTTGAAGATAATTGAATGACACCACCTTCAGCTCCGCCATTAATTTTATCTGTGCCATTTGGTGTTATTGTTAAACTATTATTATCAAAAGTATTTCTATAATCTTGAAAAGATATTATTGCACCAGCAGATCCTGCTGGTAAAGTTGCATTTACTTCACCACTATTTGTATCTACAAAAAAACCTTGTGTGTTTACCGCTGTGAAATCAGTGGTTTTAATAGAACCTGTTTGCCAGTCAACAGTTCCTGTTCTACCAAATCCTGTTTGTGTTCCGTTGTTTGTAATTGTTACACCGGCAGGAACTGTAATGGTGTCACCACTATCTCCTAGTGTAACTGTACCACAATTTGTTCTTGGACTAATTTTATTTACTTTAACTTCACTCATAATTTACCTATTGAAACTTGTACCTTATTATTACCACACCAGAACCACCTGCTCCACCACCATTGTTATCAGAAGCTCCACCACCGCCTCCTCCTGTATTAGCTGTTCCAGCAACTGCTGCAGGGCCTGGAAAACCTCCACCAGCTCCACCACCGCCAGGTCCAGGATTACCACCACCTGCGGGTTGAGTGCCTCCACCACCTCCACCAGCAAAAATTGTTTCTGAACCGTTAATACTTGTTGTTGCACCTGCACCGCCAGGACCACCATCACTTGCACTTCCTGTTCCTCCAACAGCTGTTGCTCCACCACCGCCACCACCTGCAGCGTTTGGACTTGAAGACCCACCACCAGGTCCACCATTAGACCCTTGGGCAGGACTTAGAGATGGACTATTACCTGTGCCTCCACTTCCTGTTCCAGTACCTCTTCCACCACCACCGCCAGATCCACCTGGTCTTCCATTTGCAACTGGATCTCCAGCTTCTCCACCGCCACCGCCACCACCTTCGGCTGATGCCGTTGAAAAACTTGAATTACTACCATCGTTACCTACGTTTGGACTTGTTCTAGAGGCACCACCTGCACCTACTGTAATAGGAAAAGCCGTAGCGGTTACTGATATAGCACCTGCTCCTTCTAAAGGACTTGATGTGTAAGGAGTACTTGGAGATTTATCTTCTCTAAATCCTCCTGCTCCACCACCTCCACCACCTCTAGCACCGGCATCTCCACCAGCACCCCCACCTGCTACAACTATATAAGAAACTTGATTATTAGCTGCATCACTAGAAATACTTGAAACACAAAAAGTACCTGGTCCTGTAAAAGTATGAATTTTACAATTACCTGATTCTGTAACTGTTCCTCCAGTTGCTGCTATAAAAGTTTGCCCTGCTTCAGTGTCTTCTGCGTTTTGAACATTAATCCAACCTTTTGTATCGTCTGCATAAACGAATGTTGATGCTTGGCCATCTACATCTAATTCTGTACTTGCTGCTGTCCCACCAATTTTTTGAGATCCATTTGGTGTTATTGTTAATTTATTTGTTCCAAAGTTTCTTGCATAATCAGCAAAAGCAACTATTGACCCAGCAGTACCTGCTGGTAAGTTTGCTGTAATTGCATTACTAGATGTATCTATAAAAAACCCTTGACCATTTACTGCGGTAAAACTTGCAGATGTTTGAATAGATGTCTGCCAATTTACAGAACCTTCTCTACCAAAACCCGTTTGAGTTGAACCTGATGCTAAAGTTACAGTTCCACCACTTCTACCAATCGTAACTGCTGAACCACAAACAATAATTGTATTACCAGCTCCTGACCCAACTGTAGTAGTTGTACCGCATCTTTTTATTAATTCATTACCACCTTGGTCTGTTATATTATCTACTTTAATTTTACTTGTCATAATTATTGAAATTTATACCTTATTATTACTACACCTGAACCACCAGCATAACCACCGCTTAAAGGTTCATAACCTTGTCCACCACCGCCACCGCCACCGCCAGTGTTAGCAGTTCCTGCTGATCCTGGAAAAGGAGGAGTACCTGAAGATCCTGCACCTCCGCCTCCGCCACCACCAGTTCCACCTGAACCACCGTTACCACCTGAAGCTCTATTATCTTTACCACCTCCGCCACCACCTGCGTATGCAACAGAACTTCCTGTAATTGAAATTGCTAAACCTGCTCCACCTGGTCCGCCAGGACTACCACCGTCTGATCCATTAGATCCTGCACCTGATTTTCCACCACCACCGCCAGATCCACCTTGCTGACTAGCAGCATTTCCATCACCACCACTGTTACCCTGTGCTGGACTTGATGGACCTGGAGTATTACCATTTCCACCATCTGATTCCTGACTATCATTTGCACCACCACCGCCACCTGAACCACCTGTTGATGCGTTTCCTTGACCATCTCGACCACCACCTCCACCAGTTGACGTTATTGTTGAAAAAGTTGAAGGACTACCATTTGATCCATTAGGAGCTCCTTGAGATCCACCTGCTCCAACCGTTATTGGAAAAGAGGCTACAGTTGCAGTTAATGAACCCGATTCTTTTAATGCTGGACCACAATAGGTAGCTGCAGAAAATCTCATTCCACCAGCTCCACCACCGCCACCTCTTGGTCCACCACCACCTCCGCCACCACCAGTTCCACCTGAACCACCGTTACCACCTGAAGCTCTATTATCTTTACCACCGCCACCACCACCTGCGTATGCAACAGGGCTTCCTGTAATTGAAATTGCTAAACCTGCTCCACCATTTCCACCAGGGCTACCTCCATGTCCTCCATTAGATCCTGCACCTGATTTTCCACCACCACCACCAGAAGCTCCTTGCTGATTACCAGCAACTCCATCACCACCACTATTACCTTGTGCCGGACTTGATGGACCTGGAGAATTACCAATTCCACCATTAGATTCCTGACTATCATTTGCACCACCAGCACCACCTGAACCACCTGAAGATGCATTACCTTGACCATCTCGACCACCACCGCCACCAGTTGATGTTATTGTTGAAAAAGTTGAAGGACTACCATTTGATCCATTAGGGGCTCCTTGAGATCCACCGGCCCCAACCGTTATTGGAAAAGATGCTACTGTTGCTGTTAATGAACCAGATTCTTTTAATGCTGGGCCACAATATGTAGCTGCAGAAAATCTCATTCCACCAGCTCCACCGCCGCCACCTCTTGGTCCACCACCACCTCCGCCACCAGCTACGACATTATAATCCATAGCATTTGGATTTCCTGATGGGCTAGGAGCGATGTGACTTATCGCAAAAGTTCCTGGTCCTGTAAATGTGTGAATTTTAAAATCTCCTGATTCTGTTTCTGTTCCTCCAGAAGCTGTAATAAATAATGGTATACCTGTTTCTGTATCTTCTGCATTTTGCACGTTAATCCATCCTTCAGTATCATCAACATAAACTAAAGTTAAAGCTTGACCATTTACTTGTAAGGCTAAATTAAACGCTTGACCACCTATTTTTTGAGATCCATTAGGCACTATTGTTAAATTATTTGAATTAAAAGTTCTTTTGTAATCTGCAACCGCAACGATAGATCCAGCAGTACCTGCTGGTAAGTTCATTGAGAAAGCAGAGGAAGATGTATCTGCAAAATATCCTTCCCCACTTGCTGCTGTAAACGTGCCAGTTTTTATACTTCCTGTTTGCCAATCTACAGATCCTGATCTTCCAAATCCTGATTGAGATGCTCCACTCGCAAGTGACACCGTATCACCAGAGGCACCAATTGTAATTGATGTGCCTGATTGATTAATTATATTACCTCCATCAGATGCTTTGTAATCATTTGAACGAATATCATTACCTTCAATTTTTACATTTTTACCTGATGATCCTACGGTAATTGTACTTCCGCATTGTGCATCGACTGTATTTACTTCTATTTTACTCATTAAACTATTACTAAAGTCCCTGTTATTGTTTGTGTGCCAGTTATAGTAACTGGTCCTGCTAAAACTCCTGAATCTAATGTTTGATCTTGTGAAAGAGTTGATGATTGATTCATCACAAAATCTTGCGCTGCCATTCCAGGTGAAGGTGTTCTATTAGCTGGTATAGTGCAAAAAACATCTTTTGTTCCAGCAGAAAAATCTACTAAATTATTAGAATTAGTTGAAGATAAAACGGTTTGTCTTGATAAAGTATCTGGACTTGCATCGGTTACAGTGCCAATACCAACTTCAAATTCATTATTACTGGCAAGAGTAATACAATAAAATGTTTGATTACCCGTTCCAATACCTGCAACGAATCCTATAAAATCTTGAGACGCACCTGCTAAATTAATTGTGCCAGTTCCAGTTGAGGTTGTTGTCTCTTTTACTCTATCATTAATGACAAGAGCCATCTAACCTCCTTAACTACTTATTCTTAAAATTGCATTAGTAGAATTAAACGTTGGAAACTGAACTGTAAAAGTTCCTGCAGTTGCAGTTTTGTCTCCACCAAAATCTAATACTGCCACAGCTTTATTACTGTTTGATGTATTATAAATTAATGCTCCTCTTGCAACTAATGTGACACCTGTAAAAGATAATTCTGCAAAATCTACAATTGCAACTGTTGTATCTAATGATGTTTGCTGACCAGTTAATGCTCCACCACCTGAAGTGTA